GGAAATCTCTAAAACCGTAACAATGGTCACAGTTGACGGTAATGCCGTCGGCGCCGGATTTGTACCCGGAACTACTCGAGAGAAGCTCGAGTTGGCAAATTTGCCAGGAGCCTATGAAAAGGCAATGAACTGTCAGTTTGCAGTTAATGACAAGCTAATGTCATTAAACCCTGTATATGGGTTGTGTACTCGACTGAGTACATATGCAATCAAGAGATTGCAAATTGCGGAATTTCGCAATTTAGGCCGTAGAAACCGCCTCTACATGATGATTGGTCATGCTTTAGGTCCACAGACCTATCGACGATTATCGTCGTTGTCCACTAGACAGTGGAGACATCTAGAAGAGATGTGGAAAGCCATAGGGCTTTCTGTCCTAAATAATAGGGACTTCGAGCCAGACAGGCTCGATTTTGAACTCATTAGTTCAATACAGGTTTTTAAAATCTGGTTTCTTAAATTTGTTTTAAGAAAGAGTAGGAATTACACTAAAATGCTAAAAGGCATTAAGACCCTATTCGGGTGGCTCCAATGGTATTCATTGGGTGAAGCGACAAATTCGCCTCCGCGGGAACTCAAATGGTTCCTTAACTGGGATTTTTCTCAGAATGAACCAAGTTATCCTTGGTTTGGCGGCTATCTTAGCCGTTATGTGCGTCCTAAACTGGACGCTTCGCGGGATGAAATTCTCACGTACTGTACTATGCGTACATGCGGGCGTGCATTACCGACGCCGACCCCCCGTATGTTGGAGGAATCTCTTGTAGATACTTACAAGGTTCTGGCTACTAAGCCAGATGTACATGAAAATGTACGCCAAACCATTCGTGGTTTTACCGATATACTTTGTAATCGCCTTGGCATAGAAAGTATGCCAACTAATACTCATTTGAGCATTAATTCTTCCGGATCTGAAGAATTCTCCGCGCGTGAAGGCGGAGGTGGAGAAGAAATTCTCTCCTGGATATCCGAATTGGATGTCCCGCTATCCACTATTAGGATAGGAAACGAAAAAGTTTTCGATTATCTCGTTCGTATGGACGAGGAAGAGGGTATAGATGAAACCCTATTTGACCCATTTGGTCAACAGATCCTTAATCCGGATCAATGCTCCATGGGAGCAATGAGGGCACCATTTGTCCTATATAATTCTATGGGAATTAGAGTCGGCGCTAATAAGGCCGGGAAGGTTCTAAAACAGAAACTATACCCAAAATCGATTGGGAAAGTCATTTTGTTAATGGCTTTAATCAAATCTCTTGATTATGGGCACTTCGATGTGCCACCGGACGGGTATCTGTCCATTGGACTTGTTCAAGTCCCGTTCTGGCATAAGTCAGAAAGACCGATAAGATATATCGTCGACAAGGCAAGTCCCTGTGTTCTCACCGTATTGGCTGAGCCTGGAGCGAAGTGTCGCTCCCTTACCAAAAATAGTTCTTGGTTAGTTACTTTGCTTAAAGTAATGCGGTTCCAGATCGAACCGGTGGTCGCACGAGACGGCCGAGCGAGAATTGGTCTCGCCAGCACCAACAAAATGTGGGCGTTCCTGAAATATCTACAGGTAAGTTGGACAGGCTCCACTGTTGCTCAATCGAGCGATTTCCGTTCTGCAACGGATTATATTCCTCTTGAATATATTATGGACATTTGGTCCACAATCGCGGGAAAACTTCCGCGGAAATCCGCTATTTGGATTTACCAGGATTTAATCTGGGCTAACCGAGATATTCGGATTGATGAGAATTATTCTCATCTAGGAATTGATGTTTCCTCGAACCACAAGTGTGGTAGTTTTATGGGAGAACCTCTCTCATTTATTACATTAACTGTAATGAACCTTCTATCGGAAGATATGACCAACTATTATTGGTGGTCTGGTGACCCAATATGGTCACCTCTGACCCGTAAGGGCTGGGATTTGGTCAGGAATACTGACCCTTGCGCCATATGTGGCGATGATCTCTGCGCTGTCCGCAGACATAAGGCCAAATGTAGGCTTTCTCGGACCATACAAATTGGTCTTAACTTTCAACATTCCGAAGGTAAGGATGGGGATTCCCACCGCATCGCAATATTTTGCGAAGATCATATAATGTATGATGGAAGTAAATTCCTTTACTTAGACGTGATCAAGTCGCGTCTCCTAACCACAATGGCTAGGGATCACGCCGATCGGCGAATTTCCGTCCTAGGGAAGGGCGGTCAGATATCAAATCAGTTATCTTATATCAATGACTTGATATATCATACTCACATCTGGAGCATTTATAAACAAACTGTTTATCGATCCATCAAGGGTTTGGATAAAGTACGGATTCCGTTCTTTCTGCCGCCAAATTGTGGTGGCATGGGAATACCATTGTGTTCCGATATCCCAAAATGGGGAATTAAATATATTAATTATATTTATGATATCCTAGCTATGGATACAGAGCACCGATTAGTGGAGCTAATGGCCCTTAAGAGGCTAACGGGACGAGTGTCCCATTCAACCGGGTTTACCACGGTTCATATGGCAATTCTTGCCAAAGATATTGCAGCTTTGCAATTTGTCGACACTATTGACGACGAACCACTTGGTAAAGTGATCTATCCAGCTGAAGCTGTGAATGAATATCTAAATGATATTGGCGTGGGAGATTTCCGCGTTGTACCCTATCTGGATACGTTTGACTATGGAAATTTAGTCAATGCCGCCCAGAGTGTCGGCTTATATCAGATATCTGATGTATTTGACTATTACGAAAGAATAGTTAATTTCCAAAATAGTTTGGAAAATCGAACTGTTAAGTCCGAAGTACGGTCCTTTGCCGTATGGGCGAGACGTTCGTCTCGCTATTGGAGAAAATATCCAAATATGGACTTACGTCCAATCGACCCTCGATTTCAAGGGTTTGACTCCCTCTCAAGGGAGATTAACCGGAGTCTTACCGGGTTTGTACTCATTGAAGAAATGAGTCTTTTGGCCAAGTATGGGCCTTCCCTACACTTTCGTTTAGGAGAACCGACAATGGTTGGTTACCATACACCATAATTGTGTATTTAGTCTACAAGCCATCTGCTTGTTTAACCTCGAAAAGAG